TAAGGATTAAATTATGGCATCATCATTTTCAGATCTTGGTATAGAACTAATGGCAACCGGCGAGAATGCCGGTACATGGGGTGATAAAACTAATACCAACTTACAAATTGTAGAAAAATCAATTGCTGGTTACGTAGAAAAAGCAATAACTAGTGGTGGAACTACACAATTAACAATTACAGATGGAGATGCAACAGAATCTACATCCGTTGCAAGACATGCTGTTATAAAATTAACAGGGACAATAACAGGTAACTCTATTGTAACTGTACCAGATTCAATAGAAAAAGTTTACATTGTAACTAACGGTACTTCAGGTGCATACACAGTTCAATTTAAGACAGCATCAGGAACAGGTATTACTTTTGGTGTGTCAGAAAAAACTACAAAGTTAGTTTACTCAGACGGAACCAACATTGTTGATGCAGGATTTGGTGGAGCACTTGACATTGAAGGTAGAGAATTAGTTTTAGATGCAGATGGAGACACAACTCTTACAGCAGATACAGATGATCAAATAGATATTAAAATAGCAGGTGCAGATGATTTTCAATTTACAGCAAATACTTTTACAGCGCAATCAGGTAGTAGCATAGTTGTGCCAGATGGTGGACTTACTTTTGGAAGCACAGCAATTACTTCAACAGCAGCAGAATTAAATTTATTAGATGGAGTATCAGGATTAGTACAGGCAGATCTTACAAAACTTGCAGCTGTTGATTCAACAGCAGCAGAACTTAATATTTTAGACGGTGTAACTTCAACAGCAGCAGAACTAAATGTTCTTGATGGTATTACAGCAGTTGTAGGTGAATTAAATGCTTTAGACATAGGAAGCACAGCAGTTGGAACAGCTGTTGCAAGTAAAGCAGTTATATTAGATGCAAACAAAGATTATACAGGAATTAGAAATCTAACTATATCTGGAGATCTTACAGTATCAGGCGATGATATTATCATGGGTACTAACACTGCAGGTAATTTATTAATTGCAGATGGTACAAACTTTAATTCAATTGCTGCAGGAAGTTTATCTGAAATATCTACAGTTGCAAATGATGATGTTTTTATAGCAGTAGACACTTCAGGTGGTGGTCTTAAAAAAATTGCAAGATCAGCAATTGTAGCAGGACTAGCTACATCTGGTGCAATATCTAATGTTGTAGAAGACACTACACCTCAATTAGGTGGTAACCTTGATATGAATGGTGCAGATATTGTTACTACTTCTAATGCAAATATAGAATTAGCTCCTAATGGTACAGGAACAGTTGTAATTAAAGGTAATACAAATCAAGCTGCTTTAGTTTTAAATTGTGAAAGTAATTCACATGGTCAAAAAATACAACCACAACCACATTCTGTTGGAAGTAGTGCAGTTCACACCTTACCAGATATTACTGGAGATTTAATAGCTGGAAAAATTGGTGGAACTAATTTTACAAACTCTTTATTAATAGGTCATGCAACAACTGGAACTTTAAATGACGCTAACAGTAATACTGGAGTTGGAATTGCTGCTTTAGATGCACTTACTTCTGGAGATGCTAACACAGCAGTTGGTTTAAGATCATTAGGCGCTGTTACAATTGCAGTTGATAATACAGGAATGGGATCTGATAGTGGAAAAAATTTATCCGCAGGATCAAATAATAGTTCTTTTGGTAAACAAAGTTTATACAATGCTATAAGTGGAAATAATAATGTAGCTATGGGAGATTTTGCCTTAGAAGATGCTACTGCAAGTAATAATACTGCTTTAGGTTCTCAAGCTGGAAAAGAAATTAGCACTTCAAGTTATAATATTGTTATAGGTCGTCAAGCTGGAGATAATATAACAACTGGTTCTGGTAATGTAATTATTGGAACTGTTGATGCAGCAGCAGTTGATAGTGCAAGAACTTTAAAAATTGCTGGATATGATGGTTCAACAACTACTACATGGATTGAAGGAGATAGTAATGGTATTGTTACTTTTGCAGACGATATTTTAATTAAAGATAATGGCACAATAGGATCTGCTTCAGCTACAAGTGCAATGACTATTGAATCATCAGGGCAAGTTAATTTTGTAGGTGATATTAATGTTGCAGATGATATTTTTATGTCATCAGATTCATCGCAATTTACATTTGGTTCTAATTCTGAAATAAGATTACAACATGTTCATAATGCTGGTTTAACTATATTACATACAGCAACAGGTGATGATAGCACTGTAAATTTAACATTAGCTACTGACGAAGCTGATATTGCTGCTGATGATGTTATAGGTCAATTAAATTTCCAAGCACCAAGTGAAGGAACTGGTACAGATTCAAGATTAGTTGCTGCAAGTATTGCAGCTGTATCTGAAGGTGATTTTGCAGCTGATAATAATGCTACTAAATTAAGTTTTAGAACTGCAGCTAGTGAAACAGCAGCTGAAAAAATGTCATTAAGTTCTGCTGGATTATTAACAATTGCAGACGATTTAAAATTACAACACGATGGAGCAATTTTATCATTTGGTACTAATGATGAAGTCACATTAACTCACGTTCACAATGATGGTTTATTACTTAATGCTGATATGCAACTTCAGTTTAGAGATTCTGCTATTAACATTAGATCAGATGCTGATGGTGA